ATTGTTTTGTCTTCAAAGACAATCTTAATATCGGGGTAATAGCGGTGATAGCGTTTGTCAACTTCATAATAGTACGGTATTACTACCTCCTCTGAGCACCATGACTTCACTTTCGGATTCATGTCAAGCCACTTAAATACATCACGTTCCCATAACGATCGAAAGATCACGTTGCTATGGTCACCTGAGTATTTACGAGTATTCTCTACAATGTATCTTCCAGAATATGCCATCGTTTGATATAAATAATGAAGAGTTTACTTAACTATCTATAGGAAAAAACATGCGTGCTATACCCGTTCCTCAGCCTATAGGCGACGCTGCAAATCCGGCTAACTTCAATAATAAAGATTTTCCGACTAGTGCGGTAAGAGAAGTAGAGACCGGTGATACTATATATCCGGCACCAGATCCGGAGAACGATGTTCTATCAAATGAACCAGGTGGTGCAAATGCCACGGCTCATCGACAAGGGCAGAAAACTCTTAATGTTGGATCTGACACATTACAGTTTCCTTTAGATGCAGCAAATCCTGCTTATTCAGGAAGGATTACTTTTGAGCTTAGAAAAATTGAAACTATTTCTCTTAACACTGAAAAGATGATGACCTTAGCTCCTCTTGATAATGTAATTAAGCAAGGTGGAGAATTATTAGATAAAGCGATTGATGCCAGTTTAGATGCAATTGGCTTGACAACTCCCGAACGAGAGTTCGGCGCAGGTGATGGATACGGATCCGGATCTACAGCAAATAGAAATTCGCAATTTGCAGACATCGACACCGAAGGTGTAGTTGCAGGCGAAAGTGCACTTTTAGCTAAACAAGCTAATGATGCAAAAAAATCGTCTACTGTTGAAGACATTAATAATTTGATGAGAGGAAAATTAGATGATAAACCAGTTGAAGGTGCACCAAAGGTAAACTTGTTCTTTCCTTTATCTGTGCAAATTGACGATACTGTCGACATTGGATCTGGAAATTTAGGTGGATTAGGTGCTGCAGCATTAACAGGTTTGAAAAACAGAGAAGGGATTGTTACCGGTGTTTCCAATGCTGTTGCAAAAGGGTTTTCAGATATTTTTCAATATGCATTTGGCGGTTTAGATGAAGACACAGCTCGCTTTGTTGCAGCTAAAGCAGGAAAGTTTGGACCACAAGGAATACAAACAGCTGTCTCTGTTGCTAATCAGGTTTCAGTTAATCCTAATACTCGTGCTGTGTTCAATACTGTCAACTTAAGAGCATTTAGTTTTACATTTAAAATGATTCCTAATTCTGCACAGGAAGCACAGGAAATACAAAAAATTGTAAAACATTTTAGATCAGCCTTATATCCAGAGATTCTTGATGTCGGCGGCTTACCTCTTGGATATAAGTTTCCTCCATTGTTTAGAATAACATTTAAACACAGAGGATCAGAAGCAAAGATTCCTCGTTTAGAATTATGTTACTTAAGAGGCATTCAATCAACATATAATCCTACTGGTCAAGCTTTTTATCGTGATGGCCAGCCAAATGAAATTGATATGACCTTACAGTTCCAAGAATACAGAACACTCCATAAAGCAGACATCGAAGAAAGAGGATTCTAATATGCAATACTTTAGCTCTATGGGAACTGTGTTTTATCAATTTGGAAACGAAACTTCTGCAACACTTTTCCAAGATATATCTCGTTATATTGATATTATTGATGAATTAAAAGATAATGTTATATCTTATTCACTGTATGATATTAATGAAGGATATCGACCAGACCAACTTTCACAAGCTTTATATGGAAGTCCACTATATTACTGGACTTTTTATCTGATGAATGATCATATTAGAGAGCGTGGCTGGCCTTTGTCAAATGAAGAACTAATGAATGTTGTCAATGCAAAATTTCCTGGTGTAACATTGACCACAAGAGATAGCTTGAACGGTAAATTTAAAATTGGCCAAACTGTTAGAGGTGCATCTTCAGGCGCGACTGGAAAAATTGTTCATAGAAATTTAGACTTAGGACAGGTGGTGCTGAGTGACGTCACTGGAACTTTTAACTTAGGTGGTGAAGGTATACAATCGAATGTCATTTCACTAACAGAAACAACAACTGAATCAATTGTTGCAGTATCATCATCTTTAGAAAAATTAGCAGCACGACATTATGTTGACGGTAATAAAAAAATTACTGATATTGATCCTGCGATAGGGCCTGGCGCATTATTGACAGAAATTACAAATCAACAATTTTTCTATGATGAAAATGAAAAGCTAAAAGAAATTAAAATTATTAAGCCGAACTTAATTGAAAGAGTTTCATCAGATTATAAAAAAGCTTTAAGATCTTAATATGTCATATCCTAATCCAGCAAAGAATACTGTAGATGATTTTGAATTAGAGGAGGTAATCTTTACCAACAACAGAGGTGAAGGTACATCATACGCTATTCAAAACATTATAACAGACTTTGATATATACGAACATTTAGATAAACCTTTCTTGTCAATGAAAATGGCTATTGTTGACACAATTAATTTTGTGCAAAGTGTAGATTTACAAGGTGGCGAATCGGTACGTATTACTATACAATCTTTAGAAACAAAGAATGCTGGAGAAAAGATTGTCAAGAATTTTATTGTTGATAAAGTTATTCAATCGACCAGGCCTGACGATAAAACAGAGGTTTATTATCTCCATTGTTTCGAAGACATTGTATTAACTTCCAGCCTTGTTAATATTAATCGACATTATAATAATACTCCTGCTAAAATCGTTCAAAATATTATTAATGAATATTTAGGAAAAAATGTAATCAGATCTACTGATGAATATCAAACAAACATGCAAGTCATTGTTCCAAACATGCATCCTATTGAGGCTGCATCTTGGATTAAGAATAGAATAACAAGTGTTGACGGATTTCCATTTTATTTGTATTCTACTTTAAATTCTGACGATATGTATCTGGTGGATTTAGGACAATTGTTATCACGCAGTCCGATTAATAAAAAAGCACCAATGACGTGGATCCAATCGACTAGCCAACAACACCTGACTGATAACGTCATGCCTATATTAAAGTATGAGCATAAACACGTAGATGATATTCTATCTTTGATTCGGAATGGTTACGCCGGTGCAAGTTATAACTTCTTAAATACATTAACAGGACAAAACTCTCTTTGCGAGTTTGACGTGACAAATGATGTATTCGAACAGTTAAGAGATCATGCCATATTTAAAGAACAAAATAGATATAACTATCCATCAGGTGCAGGACTTACAGTCACTGGTTCGCAAGTCATGACTAAAATTGCATCTAATGGTTCTTATAAAAATGCTAACTATAGTGTTCAAACTTTAGATGAAGAATCTGATTCGATTGCATATAAGAAAAGAATAACTGGTGCAGCACTGAAAAATTTCATGTCAAAGGCACCAATCACCGTACAAGTAAATGGCCGGCCGTTTATTGCTGCGACTGGTGATTACACTATTGGCAACGTTGTCAGATTATTGTTCTTAGATTCTCAATTAGAACAAGATAAAACTGCTGATCCGGATTATAAAAAGTCAGGTGATTATTTAATGTATTCTGCTAAGCATTCTTTTTCAACTAGGAATCCTAATCGAGTCGTCACTACTCTTCTTTGTGCAAGACTTTCTATGTACTCAGATAATTTAAGTGTAGGAGACTTTATGAATGTATAACAATAGTTTTTATGGCGACGATGTTAGATGGTTTATTGGTCGAGTTGTCGATAATAATGATCCACTTCGTCTGGGAAGATTAAGAGTTAGAATCTATGGTATACACTCGGGTTCAACAGAGAATATTCCAGAGTATGCATTACCATGGGCGCAGGTTGTAATACCTGTTACAGAAGAAGGTTCGACTGGATACGGAAACAATCCTGCAATATTACCTAGTGCACAAGTCTTTGGTATTTTCTTGGATGGTAAAGATTCACAGCTTCCTCTTGTCATTGGATCAATACCTAAAATTGAATCTGACAAAGCTGATGATGATCAGTATACTAATCCAACTGATGATCAATTACCTGGTCAATCAAATGCAGAAAAAATATTCTTGTATTTAATATCAGATGATCAGCATGCATATACACCGGAACAAGCATGTGGAATTTTAGGTAATCTAAAACATGAATCTAATCTAAATCCAATACAGGTATCTGATGTTCCGGGTGAAGATTCATATGGTATTGCACAATGGAATCCTGCACCTGGTGTATTACGTAAACAAGAATTAATTCAATATTGCACCACCAACGCATATGACTACACTTCACTGTTTGGTCAGTTAAAATGGCTTAAAGCTGATTTGGATAAAAATAATTTTCGTAGAGTTGATGAGAAGTTAGGTGATTTAAAAGATGCGCGCACTGTTGAAATTGCATCAAAGATCTTTGAGTTCAAATATGAAGTACCACAGCCAGGAAGTACAGACATTCGAATCGAGAATTCTCTAAAATATTATGAGGCTTTTGTAACAGGAATATCATCATGACAATACAAAAGGCAAAAAATACTAATACGATTACACTGCAGTTTACACCAATTAAAATCAATAGTGTAATTGTCAGAGC